TGGCTGATTCTTTCAATAATCTACTGCGCTGGCTTTATCATCTTAAAGCTGATTGATTACATAAGAAAGGAACTGGATCTATGAGGAAAAGAAAAAGCAAAGGTATTAAGCTGGTCAAGGTTGAGGAGTACGAGGCCGTCAAGATTCTTGTCGATGTGGACGATGATCTCTACGAGGCTCTGGCCGAGGCTGGCCGTCAGCATATCGCCAAGGACAAGGTTGCTTGCTTCACCTACGCGCTTAACAAGGCGTTGCTGGAAATCATAGAGGAAATCAAATGAGCGAGTTTAAGCAGAAGGTTTTAACGGCTGCGGTGGATCGGTATGTGTTGACACCAACGCAGTGCATGATGCTACGCCAAGATGCTGAAGTGATCGGGATGAAGCGTGCGCCAGTATTATCCAAAGATGGGGTAACACGCACGGTATCGCGTACGCGAACTTGCTCATCGTGCTGGATACCTTTCGCCAAACATTACGAATGGGTCTACAAGGTGATGCGAGAGATTACCGATGGCATCAATGCCGAGCAATGGCGTTTCGACATCCAAGGCATCCAACAGTTGCAGATCCTGCGATATAGTCCGATGCAGAAGTTTAGCTGGCACTGGGATTGCTACACCTCTGAAGCACCAGTACGCAAGCTGACGGCGGTGGTCAATCTATCCGCACCGACCGAATACCTGGGCGGTGGCTTGCAAGTTAAGGCTGACTTGGTCAACGCTAGGTTTATCCGCGAGCAAGGGGCGGGTTGCTGGTTCCCCTCCTACATCGAACATCGTGCGCGTGCGCCTATCTGGGGAGCGCGCTGGGTATTGGTGGCTTGGTTTACTGGACCAGCTTGGCGATGACCCACGCTGCTAATCTACCCCGACACCATTATGTGTCGGTTGACAAGTCCGTGATGAGCCAAGGCCAAGTGCAGGGCTGGGAGGAGGCAGTTTGGTTTGGTCTTAATAGTGTACCGCACCGAGCTTGGGGATGCATAGTTATGCTCAAATGTGGCGCGTTATACCGAGGCTTACCGCTGTCGGCTATCTGCCACGATGCGGTGGGAAATTCCCACAAGTGGGAGTTGCGGGATGCACAACGCTGGGATTGCTTTGGCTACAACTTCTCAACAATCGAATACGATTATCTGCGTGAGTTAGACTGCTCAGTATGGATTGCCAGCAGGCAGGAGTGGTTGGGCGGAAGCTATATGTTTACCGCCGAGCCTTACGGAGATGGCTACAGCCTTGAGCCTAGCCAAACCAAGTCGCACCACTTTATTGCACTACACAACGGACGCATCACCTGCGTGCCTGGCAATAACATCCTATGGCGGGAGGCATCGTTTACCAAAGGCGAGTTAGACAAACCGAGTTGGTTGCGGGTGCAGACTCAGACTCATCACGCCGAGGAACAGCCCTTTGACCACATCGTTACGGAGGAGTCAGCATGAAATCAATTTACAAATACGCACGGCTGGAGGTGAATGCGCTGGCTGAGATGCTGGACAAGAACGCCTGTCAGCCTGGACGGTTGCTAGATACCAACGTCTCGCCTCTAGCGTGGATTATGAATCAAATGATGTACGACAAGTTTCACGGTAATGGCTGGGTGTTAAACCTAATAACGGGAGCTTTTGAAAAGGTATGACCATAGGAGCCAGAGACAGATTGAGATGGTCACGCGATATGCTTCTCATCGCACGCAACAAGCTTGCCATAGAGAGGGATCGCGTTTCTCATGGCCATGCAATAGATATGATCCAGATCATTACGATGGTCGATGCAGCGGCTTTGATAGCAAAGGAAATATTGGAGGAAGAATGAACATACGAGATCAAATCCTAGAGGACTTTGGCGAAGAGGCCGAGACGATGCTGTTCGCAGATGGATTCGATGATGCGATCCTGGGGGTTGGGAATACATTTGGTGGCAAGCTGTGCGCGATTTACGACACTGACCTGGTGCTGAAGTCCTGCATGAAAGATGGGATGGAATACGATGAGGCTTTGGAACACTTCGATTTTAATATTGCAGGATCTTATGTTGGCGAGCAGACTCCGATCTTCATTCACAAAATAGAAAGGCAGGCCAAATGAAACTCTGGACAAACAACTCAAACTCAATCCACAAAGTCGATGACAATATGCTCTACCCACGCAACACCTATGTGTTGCCAGATGAGTTGACTGGTCCTACTTGGGACGATTCCATTCCTTGCCCACACAAGATCAAGCCTTACTACAAAGGGCGATCCGCTGGTGGGGCAACAGCCGTCTACCGCGCTGGTGCAATTGGTGACGCAATCATTGCGACCGCTTACGTCAATTACTTGGTGCAAGAATCGGGTGGGGTAGTTGAGGTCTACGCCCCTGCTCGCAACCTACCCCTCTACGCGGGGCTGGGTGCAAAGCTGTGGCCGTTGCCTGCCTCACTGGAAGCGTGGGATTCTTTTGACGCACACCTACCTACTGACGATTTGTTTAGCGGGCAGGTTGGCAACACGAAACTAGGCACTGGTCCTGGTAACTGCTACCAGCGGATCTACGAGTGGATGGGTGTGTGGGATGAGAAGACGATGGCGAAGTATTGCAAGCCAGTTCTACATCTCATCGAGCCAGATCACGAAGAACTAAAGGCGATGGGTAAGTGGCCGATGCCAAGTCCGTTCTTTGCTTACCATGTCAGTAGTTCTGGTCCCACCCGCACCTACCCGCCAACGATGGGGCAGGAGGCGGTGCTGGCGTTGCTAGAAGCCTACCCAAAACATCACGCCGTAATCATTGGGCTGGATAACTCAAACAACTTTAAGGTGGATCACCCGCGAGTGATTGACTTATTTAACTGCACCAAGACTGTACGCTCGCTGTTCCCGATTATAGCTGGAGCTGACTTTGTTGTTGCGCCCGATAGCTCAGTCAATCACATGGCTGCTGGGTTGGATACGCCGTGTGTGTCGCTGTGGGGTAGCTACGATCCTGCGGATCGCATGACTTATTACCCAAAGAACGTATCGGTGTTTAAGCCAGACGTTTGCCCACACGCGCCTTGCCGTCCGCACGCTGGGTTGCCGCAGGCCAAGTGCAAGGATGCGACCAACAAGACCCCCAAGACGCAGTACTGGTGTAATGCGTTGAGGAATATTACAGCGGAAGATATTGTGCTTGCATCGAAGAAGGCGATGGAGCTAGAAAGCAAATAACTAACTGGCGTTGTGGTATGCAAGGAGATCTTGCATCGGGCAGTTCCTCAGTGTGTGTTCGCCTCTTGAATCAGCAGCCAGTTTGAATTTTAATATGAACTTGACTTTATTTATGTCACCATCAATATCTATGATGTCGGTCATTCTACTAGCTAACAACTACAGGGCAGGCGGGATAGGCGAAAGTCTTACCCGCCTGTTTTGTGTTTATTTATGACCCCCGCCCAACGCAAAGCTGAAGAGATCGTAGGCCAAGTGGATTGGCAGTCTGACAACCACGGGCTGTGCAAGTGTCCAGGTGAGGCAGCGCACACAAGCCACACTCGTATCAGAGATACAACGGTGTTCGTGGATGGCGCGCCGACTATCTTCTGCTGGCATACTTCTTGCACGCCGTATCGTGATGAGGCTAACCGCAAGCTGCGCCGAGCTATATCGAGCGATGTCCTCTACAAGCCAGTAAACATTATGTCTGGCGGTACAGCCGTGCCGAAGCTTGTCATTAAGAAAGACCCGCACGCAGAGGTGTTAGATAGGATCAAGACGATTGCAGAGTCAAACAAGCAACGCTACCTCACCCACTACAATTGGGACCCAGCGGATATGTACGAGGAAAGTCCAGTCAAGCTCGGCGATCCAGCGCAGGACTATCAGTTGTTCCTATCCATGTTCAATGTCGCTGATAATATTTGGATTGGGGATGTTAAGGACAGCGGGAGACATCCGCAGAACTTTAGGTCAGCTTGGGATTGGCGAAAGTTGGACGAGCCGATTGGGCAGTACACAACTGGCGCAACGTACAAGCTAGATACGGTTAGCCGATCTAACGACACGGTTGAGCATAGGGTGTTCTTGGTTGTCGAGTCGGATATACTCAGCAAGCCAGAGATGGGCGCGGTGTTCCAATTGATGCGCGATTTATTCAGCATGAAACTACACGCCGTTGTGGACACTGGCGGAAAGAGCTTGCATGGTTGGTTTGAGATGCCACCAAGGCAGGAATGGGTGGATCAGTTAAAAGCTTTTCTTATTCCGTTAGGGTGCGACCCTGCAACATTCAAACCCAGTCAACCCGTTAGGATTCCTGGGGCAAAAAGAAACGACAAGATGCAAAGCCTGCTTTGGTTTTGCAAAGGAGGAAAATGATAGAACCAGCCGTAGCACTTGGCATCAAACCAAAGACAGATGAGTGGCCACCAATCAAATCTTATGCACAACTTATCAAGGAAGACTTACCCGCACCAGAGACGTTAATTGAGGGAATGCTGCACCGAGGGGGCAAGATGTTGCTGGGTGGAGGAAGCAAAGCGTTTAAGAGTTGGAGTCTAATTGATCTAGCCCTTTCGTTACACGCTGGTGTTCCGTGGTGGGGGCAACAGTGCAAGATGGCGCGCGTTCTCTTTATTAACTTTGAGATCCAAGAGTGGAGTTTCCGCAACCGTTTAGCTGATGTTATCAAAGCAAAGGGGTTGGAAGATAAGGCCGATGATTTTGATACATGGACGCTGAGGGGTCACGCTGCCGATCTTACGCTCATCCGTCCTATGATCGAGAAGCAGATCGAAGGCAAGGGCTACCAAGCGATCATCCTAGATCCAAACTATATGCTGATGGGTGAGAGGGATGAAAACAGCGCGGGCGATATGTCAAGTCTGATGAACGAGTTTGAGTACCTAGCCACCCGCCACAATCTGTCGATCATCCTCTCGCATCACTTCTCCAAGGGTAACAAGAGTGGGTCAGAGTCGATTGATAGGTTCAGTGGGTCAGGTGTATTCGCGCGCAATCCAGACAGCTTGGTGGTCTTGACACCGCATGAAGAGGATGAGCGCACCTTCACCTGCGAGGTGACGCTGCGCAACTTCTCACCCATGGATGCCTTCGTAGTCCAATGGTCTTACCCACTGTTCCGCCAGAACTTTAACCTCAACCCAGACAAGCTAAAGAAACCAGGCGCACACAAGGCGGTTGACGATAAAAAGTTCCTAACCGAGATGGGGTCAAAGGAGTGGCAGGCTGGTGATTTATGCCGCCATATCATCGAAAAGTTGGAAGTATCAGAATCTACGTTTTATCGCTATCTTAAACGCCTTCACAAAGCCAAGAAGATACTGTCTGACAATGGCTTGTATACTGCCAATCAGACTACTTTCTAATCTACTTTCAAGTTACT